AGAGTACGACTTGGACAAATCAGACGAATGGAACTGAGACATGGCAATAAGTAGAATATCGTTTGGCGAATGGACTCCTGATCAACCAGGCACTACAAATGGACTTCAGCGAGCAGAAAATGTATTTCCAAAGGCTGTCGGATATGGCGCAATACAGTCGGCTGTTAATTATTCGGGTTCTGCCTCAGAGAATTTAACTAATGTGGTTGCTGGTAAAACAGTTAATAATGCTACATTAGTTTTTGCAGGTGGTGCAACTAAACTATTTAAGCTAGATGCAACAGACTTATCTCTAGATAATGTATCTAAGGCAAGTCGAACAATTACAACGGTAGCAAGAAATACAAACATAACAACGATTACGACATCGGTAGCGCATGGCTATTCTGTAACTGATAGTGTAACTGTTACCGCGGTCACCAATACAAGCGTTAATGGCACTTTTACAATAGCGTCTGTACCAACTACAACAACCTTTACTTATGCGAATACAGGCACGAATATTACTAGTGGTGCAGATACAGGCACAGTCGTTTTTACTTACACAACACCAACAAACCAGAGATGGAGATTTACTCAATTTGGTAATGTAATCATTGGTGCAAATGGTGGCAATAGATTACAAGGAGTTAATTTAAACTCAGGTGCAACATTTCAAGATGTAGCAGCAGATGCACCTCAAGCTCGTTATGTAACAGTAGTTAGAGACTTTGTAGTATCAGGTTATCCAAGTATAGATTATCCAAATCGGGTGCAATGGTCGGCTTTAGGCGATGAGAGTTCATGGACTACTTCAGCAACAACGCAAGCAGACTTTCAAGATATTCCTGATGGTGGTTCGGTTGTAGGATTATCTGGTGGAGAGTTTGGTCTAGTATTCTTAGATAGATCAATTCACAGAATGTCTTATATAGGAAGTCCTTTAATTTTCCAATTTGATAATATCAGTAGGAATCTAGGATGCTATGAAGCTAACTCAATCATCCAGTATGCAGGTACTACATTCTTCTTATCAGACGATGGATTTTATGCTTGTGATGGTCAAAAGATCATCCCGATTGGTAATGAAAAGGTAAATCGGTTCTTTTATGATGATATTGACGAAGGTTTATTACCTTTAATGTCCTCTGCTGTAGACCCATTCAGAAAGTTAATAGTTTGGGCATATGCCTCAAATTCATCAGCAACCGTCAATAAATTGCTTATATACAATTTTGAAAATAATCGTTGGTCTAGTGGATTAACTACTGCGGATCGAGTAGCTACATCATCATCCCCAGCATTTACTTTGGAAGGTTTAGACATTTTTGGTAATTTAGAACAGATTAATTCTAGTTTTGATAGCCGTTTATGGCTTGGTGGCAAGATGCAGTTTGCTGGTGTAGACCAGACTAAGATTGTTACTTTCTCAGGTGATGCAATGACAGGAACTATTGAGACAGGTGATATAGAAGTGCCAGGAGCAACCTCAGCAATCACGATGGCAAAGCCTCTCGTGGACAATGGCTCAGGTAATGTAGCATTACTAAGCAGAAGGCTTTTAAATGAAACAACTGTATTTGGATCGCAAACTGTTGCAGATTCTGAAAATCGAGTAAGTATTCGTGGCGTAGGACGCTATCATCGGTTACAATTAACACCAACAGGTAGCTGGACTACAGTCGTAGGGGTGGACATAGACTTAAATGGACTAGGAACTCGATAATGTACAGACGATTACCTCCTTTTGGTGGCGATGAGCGAGCAGTCGCTGAGATCGTCAATGGCATTATGGATGGTAAAACGAATAATACTGGTACAGTAACTCTTGCTCAAAGTTCTACAACAACAACCCTTACAGATGCAAGAATTGGTATTGACTCTGTAATACTGTTTACACCGACTTCAAGCAATTCTGCAAGTGAGATGGCTCATTTATTTATATCAGCACAAACGGCTGGTTCAGCAACAATTACGCACAGAAATACAGGTCATGCTGATCTAACTTTTCAATATATTACAGTAGGATAAAGGAAAAATTATGGCTGAGATTGTCACAACAACAGGTAAATCAGAAATAGATCCAGCGTTACTGCCTTACCTTACGGAAGGTCTTGAAAGGTCTAAAAGTCTATTCTTAACAGGACAGCAACCTACATACTTCCCTGGTCAGACTTATGTTAGTCCAACTGCTGCCACGACTGACGCTCTTGCTCAACAGGAGGCTTTAGCTCGACAAGCAAATCCTCTCTTACAGCAATCACAGCAAGCATTTTTATCATCATTAGGACAACAAGGGCAAACTGCATCGGGTGCTTTTCTAAATGCTAATCCTTATCAAGCGCAGATGATTCAGGCAGCTACTAGGCCATTACAACAAGCCTTTAGTGATCAAGTACTACCAGGCATATCAAGTCTATATTCAAAGTCTGGGCGATTAGGTTCTAGTGCAATGGAGAGAGCATTAGGATCAGCTACAGAAGGCTTTACTCGTTCTTTAGGTGATGTTACTGCAAATATTGCAGGTAGTCAGTATCAAGCTGAAAGAGGTTTACAAGAGAGAGCGCAACTAGCACAGGCTGCATTGGCTCAACAAGCACCAAGTATTTATGGGCAACAGTTCTTGCCATCGCAGACTTTAGGACAAGTAGGCGCACAACAAGAGGCTATCGCATCGCAACCTCTACAAGAGCAAATGTCAAGATTCCAGTTTGGTCAACAACTACCTTATCAACAGTTACAAGGTTTTCTATCAAGTGTTTATGGTACTCCTTTAGGTGGATATGGTTCACAAACACAACAGACTCCTGTATATCAAAATAGAGCTGCCGGTGGATTAGGTGGTGCTATAGCAGGTGGACTAGGTGGTTATGCACTAGGGCAAGCATTTCCAAATTTAATATCTCCAGGCTATGGAGCTGCTGCCGGTGCAGGTCTAGGTGGTTTGTTAGGTGGTGGATTCTTTTAATGACTAAAATTTATATTAGGATGACTTATGAGAATTGATTACGGTGGTGCAGTAATACCTTGGTATGAAAGGCCTCTTGCTGGAGGTTTTAACTACACTTGGGAAGAAAAGCCTGTTGCTCCTCCTGTTCCTGAAATTCAGCAATATATTGCTAATGAGACTTATATTCAAGAAAAGATGCAAGAGGGTAGTGGTGGCTTGGGTGGATTTTTAACTAGTTATATTAATCCTACTCTCGATGCAGCAGCAGCCGATCCTATAAAAACTGCTGCCATAATAGCAGCTACGGCTACTGGTAATGCTTATCTTATCCCTTACATTGCAGGAGCTGATACAGCTATAGCAGGTGGAAGCCCAACAGATGTATTAAAATCGGCTGCTACTGCGTATGTAGGTCAACAAATAGGAACTGCAATTGGTGGTGCTTTGGGTACTGAGGGTATTGGATTACCATCTGAAACACCTTATATTGATTTACCTGATGGTGAGTTTTTATTAACGCCTGATGTAATTGGTGTACCAAGTCTACTTTCTACATCTATAGATCAAGCTGTTGTAACTCCTGATGTATTAACTGCTGATGATCTGTATACAGGTCAAGCAATGACTGATTTGTCTGCCTCTTATGATGCAACAAGGCTAGATGATCTTATCAATCAATTGTCTAATACTGGATTAACTCCTACTGAGATAGATCAATTAACAACTTTAGCACCAGAAACAGGTACAGAACTTGGTGCATATACAACCCCAATAGAAGCTCCAGTAATAGGCCAACCTTATGATGTATCACCATTAACAGATCCAGTTACAGGACAACCATTTGGTTCGATTGAAGAACCATTAGTAGATAATTACATGGATGGTTTTACTTCTGTATCTGAGACAGGATTAGCAACACTTCCCGAAGAAGGTATGCAAGTAGACTTGCCAGGGACTACTTTATTAGGTGATCTAGGATTAGCAGGTGCTGTAGAGACACCTATACCGTCAGGTGGAATAAGTATATCGCAAGCTCTAAGAGGATTAAATGCAGCGAAAGGTCTTTTAGGTTCAGGTCAAGAACAAGCAGCAGCACCTGCAACACAATTTAAAGGAACTCGTGTTCCATCAGGTCAAGTAGACTACTCTGGAATACTCGGTTTATTACAAATGCAATCACCTCAACGAAGATCATTGTTAGGATAAAACATGGCACAAGATTTTTTAT